GCCCTATGCCAATAGCAGCAGATTTTTCAATAACCACCACTGGAGATATCCGACACGTTGCGGGTACTACCGTCTATTCAGTGCTTGACCTTCATGCGTGGTTGCAGGACTTGGCAGACGATGCGGCGGCAAGTGGTAATGACCTGCTTGATATTCTTGCGCCAAATCCATCCAAGCTGGACGGCCCTCGTGATGCGGCGGTTGCATCTCGTCTCAACCTTCTTACCTCTGGGGCGGTTGCGTTTAACCTCGACGACGATGCGGCAAAGTACATTAACTTCGGCTCAATCAAGCAGAATGGCGCAAACGTACAATACTCAGGACTAAAGACCATCGGAGGTATCGTTGCTGCATCTCCTGTGTATGTAGTTCAGAATGGTAGCAAGCTAACAAAGTTTTGGGCTGATGGACACGTTCAGATTCTTGTAAAGGTTAAAACGTCCGGTAGTTTTGTTGATTCAGGAAACGTAACGGCTTTCTCTCGCAAATGGGGTCAAAGCTATTCGCACTTCGATGTGAATCTGTCGGCGGGTGGTGAAACTTCAGCAGCTCTTGCAACGGCGGTAGACTCCAACATTACTCTTACCGAAGGACAGGCAGCACTATTGTCATCCAAGGTAACAGTAACCTTTGGCGATACTACTCAAGACCTGGGTAACGGTAATGGCAACAAACTTTACAAGGGAACGATTGCTCTGTCGGGCGGCTGTACACTGGCCGAGGCTTACCAGTACCTTCAATACCTAACACGAGAGACAAGTGCGGCAACGCTTAACAGTATTCCTGGCTGGCGTTACAGAGTGCTCAATGCTGCGTACACCGAGATCCCATCAGCTCCGTTTGGAACCTTTGCCGGAGGTACGTTCTTCGTAGCTCAAGGCTGGTGGTTGACCGGAGTTCTGGCGGCAGAGGCAACTCGGTATCAGCTCATAGCCCATGATGGCACAACGCAGACACCTCCAACGGTGGCAATTATTACAGTAGGAAATCTGCTCTCTGGCGACCGAGTGCTTGTTGCTCGTGATAATGGCTCAGGCGCAGTATTGAAAGATGAGTATACGCCGGTTGCAGCTTCGGCAGGAGCGACGGCTTTGACGGTTGTGGAGTCGATTAAGAGCGACACACCAGCGGTAGGAGTCATCCGTATCAAAGGCGAGCGATATACATACACAAGTTACACAGCTGGCACTAAGACCTTTAACGGGCTCTCTCCAGCTTTGTCTCAGAATATCGTAACTGCCGATGATGTTTTTGTTCCTTACATTGATAAGGCAACCACGACCACAAGTGAGACGGTTTCATTTACTTATGCGTCAAACTTCAACTGTCGAGTAGACGTGCGGCAAGGTAGTGGAGCATCGCCAATCATACCGTTTACGACTACAATATCAGTAACAAGTGCTGGAGGTAGTGTTAATGCCAGCCGTAACTTGGATGTATAATGCCATACTACGTCGCACCGTTTACATTCAACTTTACTACTTCTTTAGTAGCCGTTGATAACGGTATTACTGACATAGACTGCGCTACGTTTTATGATGCCTGTAAACTAGCACAGGCTTCTCAGGAAGGAATTATTTATGACAGAATTGCCAAAGGATCAGGACTTGACGCTCTCGGCCCAGGTGTCCAGGTCGGCATCACCGTCGAATTATTGGGGGCGTGGCAACTTTACTTCCAACCAGGTAATTACATCGCCCGTGTCGCAGGAGGCAACCTCATCGGAGGTCCAAGCGGAGACCCCATCGCCTACAGCGCCGGAGTCCAAGCCCTCCTAATTCAATCAGCTAACGCTACAATAGTTACTGCATCCGGCAGTATTCCAACTGCTAATGAAATTGCAGACACAGTTTTACGTCGTTCCACAACTAATGTAGAAGCATCGGGCACAGGGGATGCGTTAAGCCTAAAATCTTTATATGGAATGGTGGCGCAAGGCGTTCATAATACGCAGGTTGCTGGAACTACCCTGTCAGTCACAAAGTCCGATGATACAACTATACTGGGAACAAGAACCGTTACTACAAGTCCGACGGCAGAGCCAATTATCGGTATAAATAGTGATTAACGGCGCCTTTCAAAATCACCTGCATTTAATTTACGGTCTCCCAAACGGTTTTATCGGGGCTAGGAGCAACGATACCTCAGATATTTTAGACAAAGGTCTAAAACGCTCTAAAAAACAAAAAACTGAGGAGGAGCTACTAGAAGAGTTTTTAGCGGCTCAAATTTTAGCCGGTCGACAAAAAGAGGCTTTAGCTGCTAAAAAAGTGGCAGAAAAACTTCTAAAAGGACATAATTTAGTTGCCGAGGAAAAAGCAAAGCGAACGAGATTATTATTATTGTTTATGCTGATGGATGATTAAATGAGTAAATATAGGCTATTTCAATACTGTCATGTACAGCAAAGAGTAGTACCTATAGAAAAGGTACAAAAACGAGTAGAATCAAACGCTCGTGACTTATTCATTCAAGATGATATGGAGCCTACTAGAAACCCACTAAACCCAAAAGAAATATATACAAGTAAAAGCAAACTGCGAGCAGCATACAGAGCTGCTGGCGCTGTAGAGGTTGGAGACGCTTACGACAGAGGCTACCAGAGCGACCGTGAAAACGGCTCACGGGAGCGAGAACTCGTAAGCAAACTTAAAGAGACTATGATTGATAGGTATAGAAATGGAAGATAACACACCCGACGTACAATCAACTGAAGTTGTTGTAGACAAGGAACCAGCAGAACTTTCAATACGTCAAAGTTTAGCTAAACAATTTAAGAACCAAAAAGAAGAAGAAACTGTAGAGGAATCCACAAACGAAAGCCCCGCAGAAAGCCCCGTAGTTCAAGAGGCAACGCCACAAGTGGCTGAACGGATTCCATTGGCTCCTCCGGCTGATATGAACGCCGCTGAAAAGGAGGCATTTCTTAATCCAACCCCTGCTAACTCTCATATATTACAGACCTATCTTAATCGTAGAGCATACGAAACCCGTACGCAGTATGACAAAAAGATGCAGGAGGTTAATCAGCTCCGTGATCAAAATTCCCGCATTTACGACGTAATCAAACAATACGAGGAAGATTATGCCAAGGACGGAATTAGCGTTGCTGACGTAACTCGACGCTCTATTGCCTGGGACAAAGCAATGCAAGCTAATCCGGTGCAAACCGCTATGGAGTGGCTTGAGGCTTACGGACTATCTCCAGCAGACCTCGTAAATCAAGCACAGCAGTATCAACAGCCAACCGAGTACCTGACTAAGGCAGACGCCGAAAAAATCGCTGAAGAGCGTTTTAAGAGCATACAGCAGGAGCAGGAGAAAAAGGCAGTTGAGTACATGAATCAACGTGCGGTAGAATCGTTTACAAGCCGTAAGCCTTTGTTCCGTGACCCAGAAACAGCAGCGCAGTTAGAAGCTGAGATGGCCCCCGTGGTACAGGCTTTAGCAACGACAGGCCGGTATAGCTCGACAGACGAGATCCTAGAAACCGCCTATAATTACGTTGTAAACGGTAACCCGACGTTTGCGTCTATAGCTCAAAAACTACAGACAACGCCGGTAATACAGCAGCAGCAAGTAGCCACACAGAAGGCGAAAGCAGCTTCTAAATCTATATCTGGCTCTGCTGGTAGCGGAACTCCCAGGATCGTAACGAAAGATATTCGGGACAACCTGCGGCGTCGCCTTTCTGGAGAATAGCCAAGACGGTTGTCCCTTAAACTAAAGGGATAACTACAATGGCTAATCTTGAAGAAGCAATCGTAACTACCCTGTTTGATCAATCGGACGCTATTGCGGATGAGGTTCTTCACCACAACCCGCTTTTGGCTTCTCTTGATGAGCAGGGTCTTATTCGTAAATTTTCCGGTGGATATGAACTCCGTAAGCCAATCATGTACAATGATGCGGCTGTAGGTGGATTCTACTCCGGCTTTGACTCGTTCGACCTTTCAGCAATCGACGATGCAACCGCTTTCCGTTTTGCAATTAAGCAGGTTTATGAGCCTGTAGCTATTGCTGGCCGTGAGCGTCGTGCTAACCGTGATGAGGCTCAACTCCTTGATCTCGCTGAGATGAAGATGAAGGCTGCAATCAGCCGTCTCAAGAACACCGTATCAACCTCGCTTCGTGGCGATGGAACAGGTTCCGGTGGACTTGAGTTCGACGGCATCAAGAAAGCAGTTTCGACATCCCCATCGTCCGGCACCTACGGAACTATTGACCGTAGCGCTAACCTTTGGGCTCGTAACCTTGCAATCAACGTTACGCTTTCAGCTTCCAACGTTCAGGAGCAAATCACTGACGCTATCTCGCAGGTAACACGAGGTGACGAGCAGCCTGACCTTGGACTCATGGATCGTACTGCTTGGAAGTACCTCCACAGCTCGCTCACAGCAATTCAGCGTATTCAGCTTCCTGCAAAGAAGGCTGTAGCTGGATTCCGTGTTCTTAGCTACGACGGATGCGATTTCGTATTCGACGGTGGATTTGGTTCTTCAGTGCTTGAGACTAACTCATGCCGACTTCTCAATACTAAGTATTGGACATTCGACATGGTTCGTGGCGCAGACTTTAAGCCGCTCGCTCCAGAAATGGCTCGTCCGGTTGACCAGGATGCTTTCTTCACGGTTATTATCGTTGAAGGAAACCTCTGCTGCTCTGCTCCTGCACTTCAGGCTGTAATTTACGCTTAAAGAATAGGAGAAACAGAATATGTCAAAAGTTGGATCATTCGGAGTTAATGCAAAGAAAACCTGGGATGGAGTAACTATTCCTCTTCCGGCAAAAGTAGGCACCATTGGTGCTGCGCCAGAAGGTGAGTACATGTTTGTCCAAGCTGACGGTGCTGTAGCTCAGTACGCTTTCGTTAAGATTTCTGACGATAGCCAAGCTATTGAGCTGACAACTACAAATGCTGGTTCTAACAACCTTCAAGTTGGAGTAGCTCAAATCGCTGCTGCCGACAATGAGTACCTCTGGGTATGGGTTGGTGGAGTAGCTGGCGGTGGAGTTGGTTCGGGAGTTAGAGGGAAGGCTGCTGCATCTTATGTAGCGGATGCTAACCTTAACACCACTGCAACTGCTGGCGTAGCTGATGATGCTTCAACAACCAAGATTCAGAACGTAGTAGGACTTACTACGCTTACTGGAGCTGGAACCGTTGAGCTTAAATCAACTGGCTACCTCAAGGTGAACTAACCAATAGGGGGGTGTAAAAGCCCCCCTTTTTAGGGAGAATATATGGCCAGCACAACGACCCTTATGGGACTTGGTTTGCCAGCGGAACTTGCAGCAGCAGTTACCGATGGAGTTAATACCTCCGTTGTTAATGCTACCGCCGCTGGTGTTCGTACTAAGCAAGCAATCAACAACGTCAATGACACAACTCCAACAGCAGCAGAGCTTACGACTTCGTTCGGTGCTCCAGCTACTGTAGGAAGTGGATTTGTAGGCGTAGTTAAGGATAACGATGCTGATACTAACTGCTTTGTAGTTGTATCTAACGGAACTTCTTACTTCTACCTTAAATTCACTAAGGCGCTGTAATACACGGGGGGTGAAAGTCCCCCCTATTTTTAGGTGATTTATGACCGCATATTCTGGAAACGCAGTAACTACTACCCCCAGTATTCCAACAGCAACCAGCACAACCATTTTGGCCGCTAACCCGTTTCGTAAGTTTTTATTGATCCAAAACGCTTCCGCTGCTCATGTTGGCATTGGACTGGCTGGACAAACCTTAACCGGCATTGCTCCAACCTCAACAAACATCTGCCTTAACCTTACAAACAACGACAACGGTAACCGACTAATGTTTACAAATGGCTTTGTTCCTCAAGGAGCCATCACAGCCTATCAGACCAGTGGCGCTACGATTAACACAGTGGTCGTTGTTGAAGGCTAGTGCTATATAGTATTTACGCACTTTTGCGTAATACTACGGAGATTATATGGCACAGATAGACTGGCAGTCGATCATGTCGGGGAACTCGCAGCCTAAGAAGCGATACTCTGGCGCTAACATCAAGTTCTTTTTTGCTTACAACGAGAACCGTGAAAAGTCATTAAAGGAGGGTCGTCCAATTTTTGACGAGATTCCATCCATTTCAATTCAATGGCCTGGCATGGATGAGACAGTTCGACGGATTGAGCCGCAGGATATTCACGACTACCCTGAGCTGTACGCTCGTTTTAAGGCTGGTAGCGAGCCTGTAGTCGAAGGAACTCCGTTGGCTGAATGGCCAATGATGTCTGGTTCTGCGATGCGTGAGCTTCAGTATCTTGGCTTTAAGACGGTCGAGCAGTTGGCTAATGCTACCGATGAGACAAAACGCAAACTTGGCCCCTTGTCTAAGTTCTGCAAATTAGCACAAGATTGGATAGACGCAGCGAATTCCGACCAGAACGAGGTCGTGAAGTTACGGCAACTCTTGGATCGGGAAACAACTCGTCGTGAGCAGCTTGAGCACAAACTTGAGCTTTTCATGCAACGTGTAGAAGCCAACGAGGGAATTGACCTTCGTGCCGATAGAAAGGGGGTGATCCAATCTGTTCCAGATGAAGCCCTAGAAGAAGGCATTATTGAGGCTCAGGAGGAAACTCCACGACGAGGTAGACCAAGGAAAGTATGACGATAGCCACGGTTATTACGAACGTTGCAAATGAGGCTGGATACACGGTTGAATCCAACATCCTTACGTCTAATGAGACGACTACAAAGCAGCTCTTAGCTATTGCACAACGTATTAACCGTGACATCTTTGAGGCTTACCCTTGGCCTAAATGTTACGCTTCAGGGTCAATCACGCTGGTAGCTGGTACGGCAACGTATGAGTTACCAGCGGCCTTTTCATGGTACCAATACGAAACCTTTTGGAACTCATCGACTCGTTGGAGACTTTTAGGTCCAATGAGCGAACAGGATTACGCCGATATAAGAGGTTTCCAACTTAACCCTACCATTTATCAGCGATTCCAAATTCGGGGAATCAGCAACAATCAGCTTCTTATTAGTCCAACCCCAGGCGCTAATTACAACGGCGATATTATTGTTTTTGAGTATATTGCCGATAGAAGCGTACGGCCTCGTCAGTGGGTGACAGCAACGTCATTTGCTGCTGGCTCTTACTGCTTTAACAACGGTAACTACTACCAGACGACAGCAGGAGGGACGACAGGTGCTACAGCTCCTACACACACTACTGGTTCTGTATCGGATGGTGGCGTTACTTGGACCTATTATAACGGTGCTTATAATACTTTCCTTGCTGACACCGACGTAAGCATCTTCAATGAGAAACTGCTTGAGCAGGGGATCTTAGAGCGGTTTGCTGAGATTCACGGACTGGAAGGTGTTAAGCCACGTTTTGATATTCAGCTTCATGAAGAGTTTAGTCGTGACCAAGTTGGCAAAGTAATTTTTGCTGGTGGCACTACACGACCTAATTTGTTTGCTAGAGACGGTGTAGCAGTATTTGGAACGTGGATTTAGTATGGCAATAGAAGAACCAGCAATGACCCAGTCTGACCCACAGGCTTATTACCTTTGGCTCAAAACGCAAGGCATGTCACCGCTTCAAGCAGCGCAACAGGTACAGCAACGTTTTGGTGCTCCTAAAACTCCACAACAGCAACAAGAGGCTGCTGCCAATAACCAGATGAAGCAAACACTTGCACAAACAGGAGGGTTAGTTGGTGGCACTTTGTTTGCGACAAAAGGCATACCAGCTATCACTAGCTTGTTTTCTAGCGGTGGTGCCGCTCCTGCGACACCAACCCTTCTCGGAGCTAAAACGGTTACATTAGCGCCGCAAGCAGCGTCTGCCACAGCTCCAGGTTCTACAACGGCGAGTTTGTCATCTTTTGGTCTGCCAGCGGCTGCTATTATTGCTGGACTTTCCGAAACATGGGAGGGCGGCATGAAGGATATTATTCGTGGCCGTGGCAATAAGCAGGATTGGTCAAATATGGGTATTAACGCTGTTGGAGGCGTTGCACCAAATCTTGTATTGCGTTGGATGGGCAAGCCGTCGTTAGGGCGCATGATGACATCGGGCAAGTCAGATGCTCAGTTGCTTCGTGATGATTTCCGAGGATTGTTAAAAGAGACCGGCGTTGCTGATGACGATTATAATGTTACGCTTGCAGATGGTTCTCAGTTTAACATTGGCTTAGATGGTAAAACTAAATATCAAAACGTTGGCGAAAACATTGATAAGAAAAAGACTCGTAACGCTTGGGACGTAGACTTTTCAAATCCTTTAGCTGAGTTTGCAGTGAAGCAAATCGACCCAATGATTCGCAACATTTATCAAGGTGCCGATGGAAAACTCAAACTGGAACAATACACCGGGATGCTTGTAAATGCGGCAACATCTAACGCTAAGAGCCAGGATGATGTTATTGCAAACATTAACGCTATGCTTGGCAAATCAACTTTTGCTAAACAGGCAGGTATTAAAATACCTGATATGCCAAAGGGCCGACAGGTAGCGCCAGTAGCAAAAACACCACAAGTTTCTACGCCAGAAGGCAAAGAAAAAAGCAAATCAATTAGAGATGTTCTTGAACAGCATATAGGCAAAAAGTAGGGTTTTATGGCAAGAAAAACAGCAATGGGAAAAGAGCCGGGTAATGTCAGTATTGCCTTACCACAGTCTGAAAAAGACAGACTTAATCGTCTTGGCAAATTTCAACCTGGCGACCCTGGCATGGCAAAGAAATTGATGGATGGCGCAAAGCCGTTGCCGCTAAAGCGTTTGTCGCCTGGTGTTTATCGTAACAACGCCGGACAGCTTGTAGGCTCTAAGGGACAAACATTGCCCGGTCAAAGAACACAGTCACTACAGGAGAAGGCACTAAACGCTGCTAATCGTGCTATGCAAGGAGACCGTCCAGCACCGAGACCGAATCAGCAACAACCGCAACAGCCAATGTCTCCACAAGAAAGAGACCTTGTTAATCAGGCTACGGGGCGAATCAATGACGCTTTGAATAATTACATGCCTCCTAAGTCGCCGATGGAACCAGGCTTTGGTCCTAACGCTTCGTTGGCTGATTTACAAAACCTCTATCCAAATGAGGATTTTAACAGTCAAGTTTTTGGTAATCCTGCAATGACCACTGGTTTCGGGCCTAAGCCATATCCTATGCAAAACCAGATGTATCCGTTCCCGCAAGGACAACAACGTCAGGTTCAAGATTTGATGTTGAGATATCCTCCAGGTACACCGATGCCAAATTTGCAGCAAATGCAGGAAATGTTTAGACAACAGCAACAGGCAGCGCAGCAACCGCAAAGTGTTTCAGGACTACTCCAACGGAATAGGTAATGGCCTTTCAGGGATTCACAATGCCACCTCCATACGGTGGCTTGGACCTAGTAAGTCCAATAGACAACATGGAGCCAACGTTTGCTTTGGAACTCGTTAATGTGTTTCCAGGTGCAAACGCTCCAACCGTTCGTCTTGGCTACGAGCAGTTTGCCAATATAGGTGCTGCTACGCCTATTGTGACCCTGACATCACTACAGCTTAAAGATGCCACTACGCAGCTTATAGCGGCTACTGGCAGCAACATTTACAAGATAACAACTGCTGGGGTGTCTACATCAATCAAGGGCGCTACGACCGTTACAAACGGTGAGTTTCAGACGGTAACCTATGGCAACAACCTTTACATGTGTAACGGGGTGGATAACGCAAAGGTTTATACGGGGACTGGTAACGTTATTGACGTAACCTTTACCGGCGTTACAACCGCTAATCTTATTAACGTTACTGCTTATAAAGAACGATTATATTTTGTAGAAGAAAACACAGCTAAGGTTTGGTATGGCGGTTTGCAGGTAACTGGAACCGCTGGCACTCCTGCTCTTACATCCTTTGACTTCCAATACGTCTTTACCAAGGGTGGATACCTTGTCGGCATTGGCAGCTTTAGCACCAATACCAGCATGACCAGCCAGGATTATTTCTGGGCATGTAGCAGCGAAGGCGAGATCGTTTTCTATAACGGCACCTACGCTGGAGACCCTACCTCATGGGCGTTGGTAGCTCGGTATTATATTGGCAAACCTCTTGGCTATAGGGCGTTTGTCAGAATTAACAATGATGTTTGGGTCATAAGCGAGCAGGGAATTGTCCCAATTTCTGGCCTATTTATGTCAGACCCTGAAGCAGCGGTTCAAATCGTTAGCTACAAGGTAAATCCTCTTATTTCGCAATACGCCGCTGTATTAAGTTTCGACCACCAATGGTCAGGCTTTTTCTGGCCGCAAGGACGCAGGGTATATATCAGCATCCCTACAACTGGTAACTCATGCCGTTTCTTAGTTTACAGCATCGATACCAAGGGTTGGACCCAGTTCCAGCTTTATAACGATGAACACGCTTTCAGTAGCTGCCTGTTCAATCAGAAGCCCTATTACGCATCCTCAACGGGTATTGTGTGGAAGGGTGAGACAGGTCAGGCCGATGCTGTAACG